ATTTATAAAAGTGCATAAGTCTCAATCATACAATCAAGCATAACATGAATAAATCTCTACTAGAAGCAGCCGCCGCCAGTCTAGACAATATTTGCGAAGATGAATCGTTTCAACGTTTACCAGGACACGTTGTTAAAAATGAATTGTACATGCTGAAAAAGAAATTTGATATGATGTACGACGCATTAAAGAGCGGAGCCGATTATGATGATAAGCGTTTTACTTCTATCATCAAATCTTTGCAGGATATTCGTAAAGAGGCGAAGTCGTTTAAAGCAGGAGACGCTGTGCCTATTAGCTATAAGTAATGAAACTCATAAAAGTATACGGCTGCTCAAAAAGCCCCGCTCGTAAGGACCTAGTCCGCCGAGCAGCCGTATACTTTCTTAATGTTTTACTTCCACGTAAACGCAAGATTGAAATTGGTATTCGTGTTGAGGAAAATCTCATTAAGAATCATAGCATGTATGGATGTTGCTACCATATAACCAAGTCTCCATCAAAATATAAGATTCTTCTTGATAACAGTATGTCAGATGAAATGCTTATAGGTACTCTCGCACATGAGTTTGTGCACGTGCGTCAATTTGACAATAATGAATTGGTTTTTATGAATAACCGTAGTCGCTGGCATGACAAATACTATTCAGATGATGAATTTGCTGTAACCGAGGAGCCGTGGGAAGTTGAACCACGTGAACGTGAATCGGTCCTAGCCGCAGATTTCTTTGCACAATAAATACCATAATGAATGGCACTGACATCGCAAACCTGCTTAAAAAGCTAAAAGGTGTCACCGTGAAGTCATCAACTTCAACCTCAATTGTACTATTAGTAAATGGTAATCGTATTGAGGAAATGCACAGAGTTGCAAAATTTTTATCCACTCTTAATGCTGTTGTCGATTCTAATTTAAAAGGATCAAGCATTGGCGGAATTAAGGTTGGGAACGTCAAGATCCTAATCAAAGGCGCTGGGCGCACTGGCGGCCTTGACGTTGAATCGGCTGCAATCAGCGCTTTAGAATCCGCAGTGTTTGCGGCGGTTGCAGAAGCCGGAGGCCCTATTAAAATTAAATTAGGCGATGGCAAAATTATTCAAAAGGTATCACGTGTCCTAAAAACAGCAGGAACACCAAAAAGTGATTTTAACTTAGCTGATGATTCAGGTAAGCCATTAATCCACATCAGCCATAAGAAAGGTAAATCACCAAAGGATTTCCAACAATGGGGAGGATTAACAGAAGAACGAATTAAAAACCATAAAGAAACAAAGTCATTTATATTAAAATGTCAGGCTCTTTATGGAGATAAGATTCCTCCAAGTGAATCTGCATACGCTGTCATAAAAAGCAAAGATCTTAAAATGATGTCGGTATTTGGCGTTAATTTTGACAAAGGTTCAATTGACGAAAACCGAGTAGATGTTCTTATACAAGGAGATCCTGGTTTAAAGAAAATTTCAAAAGGAATATATGCGTTAACTGCCACCGGGCATATTCATTACCACGGTGAAGTTCCAGATGCTGGATTTACTCCAGTGTTAGCCGTAATATATAAAGGAGACCGAGATCAATTTGATATTAAAGGTGCTCGTTTTTCGATTTACCCTAAAGATGGTCGTTCATTCAAAACACACATACCATGAAATCATTTAGAACATTTTTAACCGAAGGAGCAAATCTTGCTCCAGCGGAACTTTACAAGTACGATTGGCGTATTGAATTGTTTATTGACAAACTTAAAAGTGGTCTCCCGTTGACTCTTGTAAAAGGCGGTGAGATTTCATTACACTATGATGCTGACGCTGAGAGCCGTCTACGCGCTAAAAAAGATCCAGGTAAGATTCCTTTCCGAGGTTATGACAACGCTGTTTATTACCTAAAGGACTTTGCGAAGTCAAAAGAATTTGGAGGAGGCGGTGGTTCTGGTGCTGGAGCCGATGTTACACAGTTAACCGAAAGTGCTCAGGCAGTTTATGCAGCTGCAAAATGGAACGGTGCTAAGACATACAATACTGAGGAATTGGCAAAAGGTTATGCACACTCCGATGTAGACGATGACATTAATCGTATCTTAAATGATCTTCCGAAAGAATGGCGAGAATCATGTATCCTTGGTGCTGAAGAATTATACAAGCTGTTACGCGGTAAAGCATATACATTCCATCGTGGCAGTGCATGGGTAAATAAACTTGAAAAGCATTTCAAGACTCTTAATTCTAAAGAAAAGGCATTCTCTAACTTGAATAAGTGGAGCCCTGCCGATATTTACTTGGTGTCGCCTGTAGGTAAAACTATTCATTTTGAAAATGCTCAAAGTATTGCTGAACTAAACAGCATGCTAACTGAAGCTCTAAAGAACAAAGATGTAATTGGTGTATCGCTCAAGCTGTTGAAAAAGAATGCTCATATTTCATACTACAACTTTGATTCCAAGAAGAAGGTCATCGAGTTTGATCGTTTCACTACAGGTAACAAAGGATTCTTTGGAGGTAAGGACGTCTATATGTACTTTACGTTAGACGGTAAGATTCAGTTCCGTACATTCCCTGAAACATTTCAAGGAGAAATTAAAGGTAAGAATGCTAACCAAGGTAAACTGAGTTATGGTCCAATCCAAACAATTCTCCGTCATCTAAAATTACCACAGCTGATTGACATCAAAAAGCTACGTGCTGGATTACAAAAGAATGATCCTTCTCTGCTTAAGGAGTTTTACACAAACTATACACGTTATGCAAAGGATACCGAAAAGCTTTCATATGACGAGTTTGTCGAAAAGATAGCAGATCAAGGAGTTTCTTGGGCATTTAGTAAATTCCTTGGTTGTGAACTCATTGACATAATTTCAAAAAGCTCGCAAGAAGACGAGTTTATTACTGCGTGTATCAGCTATGCAAGTAGCAGCAGTGATCTTAGCGCACCATTCATTAAAGTAGAATAACATGAAATCATTTAAGGAATACATTGCTGAAGCTTCAGCTGAAGGTAAGAACCTTCACATGACGCATATCGAAGATCAGGTAATTTACGGAGGCGTTAAAGGAGCACGTGAAGCAATCCTTGCGCTACGTAGCCTACGTGATATGCTTGCGGGGAACGCTAAAACTTCAACTGACGTTACGGTAAAATGGGACGGTGCACCTGCAGTATTTGCAGGGATTGATCCATCGGATGGTCAGTTCTTCGTTGCTAAGAAAGGTATCTTCAACAAGAACCCAAAGATCTATAAGAGCGTATCTGACGTTCGCGCCGATACATCTGGAGACCTTGCTGATAAACTATCCATTGCTTTTAACGAATTGCAGAAGCTTGGGATTAAAGGAGTACTTCAAGGCGACATCATGTTTACTCAAAAGGATCTTAGCGTTGAAGACTATGATGGCGAAAAGTACATCACGTTCCAACCTAACACAATCGTTTATGCAGTTCCAGCTGATAGCGATGTTGCAAAGAGTATCAAGAAAGCTAAGATTGGTGTAGTATTCCATACACGATACAGCGGAGCTACTCTTGAAACCATGAAAGCTTCTTATGACTTTGATCAGAGCGAACTTAAAAAGACTCCATCGGTTTGGTTCCAAGACGCAAAGGTTCATGACCTTTCGGGTAAAGCTACCTTTACGGCTGAAGAAACTGCTGAATTAACCGCAAGACTTTCGGTCGCAGGTAAGATATTCCAGAAGATCAACAGCTCAACACTTAAGGAAATTGAAGACAATCCTGACTTTGCACAAAGCCTTGAAACATTCAATAACACGTATGTACGTCGAGGCGAGGTTGTTTCTAACACAAAGGCACATGTTGATAATCTAATCAAATGGGCAACCGATCGTTTCAATAAAGATATTGAGTCCAAGAAGTCAGAGAAAGGTAAGGAAACAGCATCTGCTAAGCGTGATCAATATATGAAGTTCTTTTCGGATGAAAACAAAAAGAACCTTAACTTGGTTTATCAGTTGCAAAACGCGATTATTGATGCAAAGAGACTTATTATAAATAAACTCGATACTCTTAAAAAGTTAAGCACTTTTGTGCGAACATCAAGTGGATTCCGTGTTACAGGCCAAGAAGGTTTTGTTGCAATCGACCATCTATCAGGTGGAGCAGTGAAATTGGTTGACCGTATGGAATTCTCTAAGAATAACTTTTCGGCTGACATAATTAAAGGGTGGGATCGCTAATATGAAACAATCAGATACTACGACTGCAAAGAAAGAACCTAAGAAGATTAGATTGAGAGATCTGATTCCAGTTGACTATACCGATGGCTCATGGCCCGAAGACGAACAAGGTGAGTTGACATACGATTATTGGAAGCGTGCTTCAGGAGTTCTTGATGAAGAAGAGATCGAAGAAAGTGGTTCGTGGATTGATGGTTATATTGACAAGTATACACAAATGGTATACAAGCCTAAAGAAGAAATCTTAACACTAACTTGGAGAAATTACGAAAAATTTCCAAAGGATGTTAAGCTTGATAAAGCTTCATGGGAAATACTAAGTAAATCACAAAATCGTCCACGTGCCTTTAATCAGTTGTGGATGAGCGGAAAGATTAAGGCTATGAAAGAAGAAACCTCTCTCGATGAAGCATATGATACTGAACTCTCTAAGTATCAACTAAATGGAGAGCTTAATCGCGTTAACGGTCGTATTAAGTTTTTACAATCAGCACATCGTGGTTCCGCTTTACCCGCTGATGTTGCATCTGAACTAAAGAAGCTTCAAGACCTGCGTGATAGTATTCTCGCAATGCTTAAGGAAGAAGATATCCTCGACGACGTTGATGCAGACACCATAACTGAAGCTCTAAACATGCTGCAACGTATGAAGCGTCGTGCTATCATGCGTAGAAACAAATCTAAGATTCTCGCAGGTCGACGTCGCGCTCAACGCCGTCGTGCATCTACATCTGTTCTTCAACAGCGCGCTATGCGTGCAGCTCGTGCAGCACTTGCTCGTCGACTATTACGTAAAAACAAAGGTGAAGCCAGTTACGGAGAAAAAGTTCGTGTTGAAAAAATGCTCGCTTCTCGCCGCGGTGCAATTAAAAACATTGCTCGCCGCCTTCTTTCAAAAGTTCGCCAAAAGGAACGTATGCGTTTCCAAAAGCACGCCACTCCGCCAAAACCAATTCAATCCGTAAAGCCAAATAAGTAATGGGACTCAAATCATTCCGTACATATACTGAGGAATCAACTAAGGAATTAGTTGCCACCTTTGGTCGCTTTAATCCTCCGACAATTGGACATGAAAAATTGATCAATGCCGTCGCAAAAGAGGGTAAGGGTAAAACGTATCGTGTCTATGCTTCGCAAAGCGAAGATTCAAAAAAGAACCCGCTATCCTATGATGATAAGATCAAATTTATGCGCAAGATGTTTCCTCAATATGGTCGTAATATCATATTGGATCGTAGCATCAAAAACGTGTTTAATGTCGCAGCGGCAGCACACGACGACGGCTTTACGAAATTCACATTAGTCGTTGGCAGTGATCGTGTTCCTGAATTTAAGACTTTACTTGCAAAGTACGATGGCGTAAAAGGTACACATGGTTACTACAAGTTTCGTGATGGTATTCAAGTAGTATCGGCAGGTGAACGTGATCCAGATGCAGATGACGTTAGTGGAATGAGCGCGTCAAAGATGCGTGCCGCTGCAGCCGATAATGATCTTGATACTTTCGCAAAAGGATTGCCTAAAACATTTGGAGAAGTCAAGGAATTGTTCAATGCAGTGCGAAAGGGAATGGGACTAAAAGAAAGTCACAACTTCCGTAAGCACGTACAATTTCAACCTCTAAACGATATACGTGAACGCTATATCGCTGGAGAAATTTTCAATGTTGGAGATCAAGTTTATGCTGAATCTGAGAGTGGAATGATCTTAACCGTTGAATCACGAGGACCAAACAATGTCACGTGTAAACTACCAAATGGAGAAACTAAACGTTTCTTCTTATCTGATCTTCATATAGTTGAAGGATCTTCTTACTATACCGGTTTGTCTAAATCAACCGCAGACAAACGCGAAAAGCATTTTGAAAAGAATGCTAAGAAAGACGATAACAATGACAGTGCATATGAGCCTGCACCAGGCGATAAGACTGCTGTCACTAAGCCTTCAAAATACACCAAGGAGTATCAAAAAAGATTTGATGAAGAGGCTAGCCCAGCGTCTAAATCACTACGTAAAAAGTCTGAAGAATCTGGTATTGACTATGGTATACTTAAAGACGTTTATGATCGTGGACACGCTGCATGGCGAACAGGTCATCGTCCTGGAACAACTCCTGAACAATGGGGATTGGCTAGAGTAAATAGTTTTATAGTTGGCGGCACTACACAAAAGACCACAGACGCCGACTTGTGGAAAAAACATAAATCAAATAAATAATCATATGAAGAAACTTTCGGATATTCTGCTTGAGGCTGAAACGCTAGAGCATGTAAAGACAATCGCAGAAGATGCTGCAACTGACAATAGCAACACAATCATTCCTCCAGTAACGTTGGTCACAGCAGACCGAGTCGGCGCTGCTTTGCAGAAGTTAGATCAAATCGGCGAAATGGTTGATGATCTATATAATACGTTTTCTCATCTTGAGGAAATTGATGCAGAAGCTGATGCTGCTCTAACAGGTGCATATAATTCTATCGATGATCTATATGCAAAGATTGACGATAAGTATGACATCATCCCAGTTGATCTTGATGAATATGACATCGAAGAAGAACTTGAACTCTTTGCTGATGTTGAAACTATCGTTGAAAAGCTTTCGCCTGATGCTCCTGCGTCTGAATGGATCGATGATTTCATTAAGAGCGATGCTCCACAATTCGAAGGTAAGTCCAAGAAGGAACGTATCAAGATGGCTCTAGGCGCATATTACGGTGCACAACAGAACGAAGATCTTGAGCTTGAAGAAAGCTTCCGTCCTGGATATGATATGGTACCTGCTCCAATTGGTAAGGATACCTATCAAGCTGATGGACTACGTAAACTCTGGGGTATCAAAATGCGCGCTGGTAAGTGGGCTGATACCTTTGTAGCCATGTATGCTGACGGTAAGATTGGTATTGTTAATGATCAAGGCGTTAACAAGTACTCAACCGTCGACGCTTTTGAAAAAGGATTTGAAAAGTACCGCAAGAGTGGCAATCTAGACGAAGCGGTGAATAAAGAAAAGGTGCGCGAGAAGCTTGCGTCTCTGAAGAAAGCATATCAAGATATTATTGACAAAAAGCAAGATAAGAATTACACCGATAAATATGATGCTCAAGATCGAATTTACCATGATCGTCGATTGAAAGAAATTCCAACTGAGTTAAAGAAGCTTCGAGCAAAGCTTTTAGGAGAAGATCTTGAGCTTGAAGAAAGTGTTAACCTTCCAAAAATCAAAGAGCTTGTATCACTTGCTCTAATTGATGAAAAAGATGTACCTGCTACAATCGCTGCATTGAAAGCAACTCAATCTGACAAGGCATTGACTCCTGCGCAAACCAAATTGTTAGGTAACCTTGCTGTTATGTTGACCAACGTTATCCTTGGAGATACAAGCGCATTGTCAAGCGTTAAACGCGCTGCTAAGGAATAACTCTATTCCACCTTTCCAGCCATGAAGGATATTTTATGATCCCTTCGGGAACCTTCGGTTAATCTAGTTTCTTCTGGATTAACCGTTTGTTTTATTCAGCCATCCAACAGTTGTCGCAGAATGAATACTTAATTATTATAACATAGTCTGCGAAAATGTAAATAACAAAATTCATAATAAATAGAATTATGGACTTCAACGGTAAAAAAGAATTAGTAAAACGAGTACAACACGCTCTAGGATTAGATGCGGATGGACTAGACGGACAAAAGACATGGGCCGGTATTGTCGATAAGATATGTCCGCTTCCAGCTGAAACACCAAAGCCAGTTGAATCTGCTGAACAGGCCGTTGCTCTATCGCCACGCGCTTTAAAGCTAATTCTTGATTATGAAGTTGGCGGCGGTGAAGGTTACTATAATGCCGCTTTAAAGAATCCATGCTATCCAGGCGGTCAAAGCGGAGTTACTATTGGAATCGGTTACGACCTGGGTTATAATACTGCAGCTCAATTTCAAGCGGATTGGGGTTCATTCATAAAGGAGGGTGACTATAATCGTTTAGTAAGTCATATCGGTAAAAAGCAATTTTCTGCAAAGGCTGCTATCCCTTCTGTTAAGGATATTGTAATTCCATGGGATGCTGCTCTTGCGGTGTTCAAGAAAAATACCGTTCCACGTTTTATTAAAGAAACTCTTCGCGCATTCCCAGGCGCAAATAAACTACACAGCGACGCATTTGGCGCATTGGTATCCTTGGTGTTTAACCGAGGCGGATCTCTTAGTGGAAGCAGTCGTGTCGAGATGCTAAATATCTCGAAAGCAATTAAAGGAGAAATTCAAACCGCAAACATTTATGGGTACATTGCTGACCAAATTATTTCTATGAAGCGTCTATGGGTTGGTAAAGGGCTTGATGGTTTACTACGCCGTCGTAATGAAGAAGCCGATATGATTCGCAAATGTAACTAAAACAAAAATATGCCTACTCAATACTTATCAGGACCTAAAACATTAACGCGCGAACGCGCGCGCTATGAGGTCCACATGTTGGCCGACCAATTAACACCTGGCGGATCTTTAACGGATGCATTTGGTCGCCTACGAACCAGCTCGCCATTTACTATATTCGACAGTCAGTATCGCTATGGTGATAATGGCAAGTGGGATACGCTAACAGCAACTAATGGCTCTGCCACGCATGTGACAACCGAAAACGTAATGGCGCTTGCGGTGACCAACGAGTCAGGTAGTAAGGTTATTCGTGAAACACGTCGAGTAATGCCGTATCAGCCTGGAAAAAGTTTGCTAATTCTTGCTAGTTTTTGTTTAGGAACTCTTAAGGCAAACGTACGTCAACGTGTTGGCTATTTTGGAAATGATGATGGTATATTTCTTGAAGCTGATGGTGAAACCGTTTCATTAAAAATTCGTAGTCGCAGCCTTAATACTACGCTAACTGCGGCACGCACTGAATGGAATGGCGATAAGTTTGATGGGACGGGTTATAGCGGCCGCACAATTGATTTTAGTAAAGCTCAGATATTTTGGATGGATATTGAATGGTTGGGCGTAGGCGATGTTCGTTGCGGATTTGTCGTAGATGGTCATTTAATTGTAGCTCATACATTCCACAATGATAACGTCCGAACAACGACATATATGTCAACGGCATGTTTGCCTATTCGTTATGAAATTGAAAACTTAGCCGCAACATCAGGCTCAACCACAATGAAGCAGGTTTGCTCGTCGGTAATATCCGAAGGTGGATATGAACCAATTACAAAACAGTGGGCTGCAACAAGAACTACTGCTATCGCAAGTACGTCAGTTGCAAATGGATATGCTCCGGTTGTATCGCTTCGTTTGAAAAGTGGATATACTGACTCTATAGTCCTCCCTTCACAAGTTCATATTCTTGGCACTGGAAATGGAATCATTTATGAATATGCTCTTATACGAAACGCTTCTATTACTGGAGGAAGTTGGACAACGCATACTGGTAGTGGCTCAGTATTAGAATACAATATAAGCGCAACATCAATGACAGGCGGGATTGTTGAAGAAAGTGGACTATTTGAAAGTAGCAATCAATCTCGTCAAATAATTAATGAAAATTTACAATATGCATTTGAACAGCAATTAGGCAGAACGATCGGTGGTGCTTCTGATACATTTACATTAGGAGTCCGCCACTTAAGCACTGGCGGCGGCAATGTTTATGGCACACTAAATTGGAATAGTATATTATAATATGGAATCATTTAAAACATATGTAGAAAATTCTACAATCCCAAAGGCGCTTGAGTATCACATCATCAACGATATTCCATTAGCACAAAACGTTTTCCGCGCCCACACTCCAAACTATTATGCGCTGTTTGAGTATGCTCGACAAAACGTAGATTCGGTTGATACTCTATCTGAGTTTGATCGTATGCTTATGGAAAGCGATATTGGTCAGTTAGCAACATACGAAGGAATTGAAGTTCCACTTGACCATCCGTTGATTGAAGAAGATGACAAGGATGTAGAACTAAATTCTCCAAAGCGTGGTGGCGCTAAGAAGTTCTACGTTTATGTTAAGAATGAAAAGGGTAACATCATCAAAGTTCAGTTTGGTGACACAACTGGATTGACCGCAAAGATCGATGATCCTGCTGCTCGCAAATCGTTTGCGGCCCGACATAATTGTGATCAGAAAAATGATAAGACTACTCCTGGCTATTGGTCATGCCGCCTCCCAAAATACGCAAAGGAACTTGGCCTAAAAGGTGGAGGGTCGTTTTTTTGGTAATATGCAACCATATCGCGACGGGAATAAAACAAACAACACTTGGGTTCGAGAATTTGAACCTAATACCGATAGTCATGAATTGGTTTGGCATCGTGACAAAAACGACCGAGCGGTTAAGGTATTGGAAGGTGAAGGTTGGGTATTCCAAATGGACGAACAATTACCACGTGAACTTAAGAAAGGTGATGTTCTAACCGTACCTAAAGAAACATATCATCGATTATTTAAGGCAGGACCCACAGTTTTAAGAATTGAAATTACTGAATAACCGAATGGAACTAACCGATAAAACTTTTCTAATCTTTGCGGCGCGGCATTATGTTAATCCATGTTGCATTGACGTAAAAGAATTTTACGAGGATATTTCGAGATTCAAATACCTTAAGAAACTTTTAAAGCGGTACAAAGATAAAGGTGAACTCCAAGAACGCTTGATATTAAATCATATCATTATCATCCATAATACATTTGGGATCTCTGCAGGTGTCCGCATGTGTTTTTTCAAAATACCTGAGGAATATTGGCCGGCGCTAAAAACCTTCCTGTTATACCTAAACTACATTTACATAGAGGAACATATAAATATTCCTAGCGACATGTACGTTGTGCGTAGACTGCAGCAAATCTAACACGAAAACAATATGGGATTACTTTCAAGAGCAACTGATACTTTTTATGCATTCCGCTTTTTGCGTTTGCTTACTACTCCATGGGAAAAAACTGGAGCTTATAAAGCAGGAATCATCGATGATAAAGGCAAGGTCATAAAGAAGCCAGAGACTTCTGATGAAAGGAGCGTCTATAATTATTTCCATCGTTTAGTGTTTAATGTCAAGCGTATGTTAAACAAACTACCATTTGGGAAGACTACAATTGCAAGTTATCTTACTGCGTTGTTTCTTATTAAGGAACATACCGGATTGTCAAATTCGGCTCTATCGGAAGCTTTGTATAAAATTACAGATGTAGACGTACACATCCCGTTTTTGCTTGAGAGCACTTGGTATCAAACCGATGATGGATATTTACGTGAAGGATCATATATACTACGTCATACCTTACCTTTGCCAAAAACCGGTGAAATGTTAGCTCTCCGAAATACTCGAGTACTCGCTGAATCTGACACCAAGCCATCTGGAAATATCTTTGGAGCTCCAGTCTATAAGGTGCTCCACTTAAAGACTAACCAATACATTTACGTAAACCAAGCTGACCTAATCCAATGACTAACGAAGATACGACAACCTCAAACGTAGCAATGCCGCCGTCTGACTATCCAAAGACAGGCGCAACCTGGAGACTCTTTAGTGTAAAACCCGATGTCTTTCGTAGGTTTGAAACCGGGCGTAATAAATTTGAGCGTTGGTCTAAGTACTTAGATTTGACTGACGACACTCATAAGGAGATCTTTGATTATGCTAAGAAGAACAAAGGTAAAAAGACCATCGTACTTCAGTGCAGCGAAACGGGTGCAATGCGCAGCATTAGAAAACGTGCCGTGAATGAATAAAATTATTTACATTTGACCTTTGCTGATATATAGTAAACTATAACAAGAAGGGCTACGTAATGTGGCCCGTTTTTATGTAAAAAAAATCATATGGATCATAGCATTTTCGAAGAACAAGTATCACGTAAACCAAATCATTATTCATGGGCCGAACAATTCATTGAGGCTATGCATAATGGATTTTGGACTGACAAAGAATTTACATTCAAACCTGACCTCCATGATTTCCGAACAATCCTCAATGACCAGGAACGCGAAATTGTAGTACGTACTCTTTCGGCAATTGGTCAGATTGAAGTTGCGGTTAAAACCTTCTGGGCAAAGCTTGGAGAAAACCTTCCACATCCATCTTTACAAGATCTTGGATACGTAATGGCTAACACCGAGGTTATTCATAATAATGCATATGAACGTCTGCTAACTGTACTTGATCTTGAAGATGTGTTTGAAGAAAACCTCAAGCTTGAATGGATTCAAGGACGTGTCAAGTATTTACGTAAATACACTCATCGATTCTACAAGGACTCCAAGAAGCAATACCTATATGCTTTGATACTATTCACGCTACTCGTTGAAAACGTATCGCTCTTTAGTCAGTTCTATGTCATCAATTGGTTTGGAACATTCAAGAATGTTCTTAAGCACACTGATCAGCAAGTCAAGTATACACGTAATGAAGAAACGATTCATGCTCTTGTTGGAATTAAATTGATCAATACTATTCGTGAAGAACATCCCGAATTGTTTGACGCTGAACTTGAGGAAAGAATTTCGAAAGCTTTAACTGATGCATACCGCGCTGAAAGCACGATTGTTGATTGGATGGTAAATGGCATTGATGAAGAAAATTTAAGTGCTCCTATTCTAAAGGAACTTATCAAGCAACGCATCAACGATTCTGTTACTGAAATTGGCTTTGCTAAACCGTTTGAGATTGATGATGAACTGATCGGTAAGACCACGTGGTTCTATGAACAGATTCATGGCAACAACATGACAGATTTTTTTCATTCGAAGCCCGTCGAATATTCTAAGAAGAATCAAAGCTTTGATGAGCAGGAACTGTTCTAATACGTGTATAAATTGATTATGGAAACAAATTGTTATTGGCTCAATAAAGATAGCCGCAAATTTTTAAGTCGTGGCTATCTTCTTGAGGGAGAAACTGCTGAAGTGCGGATTCGCGATATTGCTGAAGGTGCCGAAAAGATTTTAGGAATCCCTGGATTTGCTGATAAGTTCGAGCGGTATATGCTTCTTGGATATTATTCGTTGTCTAGTCCTATTTGGTCTAACTTCGCGCGCACTCGGGGATTACCTATCAGTTGCTTTGGAAGTTATATTGAAGATACACTTGAGGCTATCACTGGATATAAGCTCGCGGAAATCAGCATGATGACCAAAGGCGGCGGTGGTACAAGTGCATACTTTGGTGCGCTTCGTGGTCGCGGTGCTCCAATCGGCAGTGGCGGGCAGTCAACCGGAAGTGTTCACTTTATGGAACTGTATGATAAGCTGATGAACGTTGTTTCACAAGGCAACGTTCGTCGTGGATCATTTGCAGCATACCTACCAATTGACCACCCTGATATTGAAGAGTTCCTTAAGATCCGCGGAGAAGGTAATTCAATCCAGGACATGTCTATTGGCGTTACGGTCAGTGATCAATGGATGCGTGAAATGGTCGATGGCGATAGTTCCAAGCGTAAGATTTGGGGACTCGTAATCAAGAAGCGTTTTGAGTCTGGGTATCCATACATATTCTTCAGCGACAACGCTAATAATAATGCGCCTGATGTTTACAAGCAGCAGGACATGAAGATACATGCAAGTAACCTTTGTACTGAGATCTTCCTTCCAACTACAAAGGATGAAAGCTTTGTATGCGATCTTAGCTCGATGAACCTTGAAAAGTGGGACGAGTTTTCTAAGACAGATGCAGTTGAAACACTGGTTTATTTCCTCGACGCTGTTATGACGGAGTTCATCAACAAGACCGAAGGCGTTCCATTTATGGAAGCTCCAAGAAAGTTTGCAATTCGCCACCGTGCTCTTGGTGTTGGCGTATTGGGTTGGCATAGCTTGCTACAGAAAAAGATGATTCCGTTTGAAGGAATGGAAGCACAGTTCCTTAACATGGACATCTGGAAATTTATTCGTGAACGCGCTGATGCTGCAACGACTGAATTGGCCGGTCTCTATGGAGAGCCTGAAGTATGTAAGGGTTATGGCCGTCGCAATACAACCACTCTTGCAATTGCTCCAACAACTTCAAGTTCATTCATCCTCGGTCAAGTATCTCCGTCGATTGAACCGCTTAACAGTAACTACTTTGTCAAGGATCTTGCAAAAGGAAAGTTCACTTATCGCAATCCATACCTAGCTGAACTGCTTAAGACTAAGCAGCGCGACAACACTGAAGTGTGGAAGGATATCCTTGTTCATGGTGGAAGTGTACAACATCTTGACTTCTTGACTCCCGAAGAAAAGGCAGTGTTTAAGACCTTTGGTGAAATCTCGCAGAAGGAAATTGTTACACAA